TCGTAACTAATAGGACCTTTATGTTCTCGTATCCAATCACCAATACCACTGACAAACTCTTTCGTAGCTTCCCATGCATGCGTAAGCCCATCAGTAAAACTTTCCATAATTGCTCGACCAGCCGCAAATAGATCAAAATCCATAGCAGCTTTTACAGTTTCTTTTACACCTTCCCATATATCTGATGCAATGCTTTTTGCTGTACTCCAAGCACTTTCCATTCCTCTTAATGTAGCATCTGCAAGATTTGCTACTGTTGATTTAGTATTTTCCCATTTTTCTGCAGTCGCTTGTTTAACGCCTTCCCATGTTTCAGATGCCCACTGTTTTGCTCCACTCCATGCATTTTTAGCCCATTCTAGAGCGTTCTTTGCAGATTCTGATACTGTAGTTTTTATTCCATCCCATGTTTCGGCAGAAGTTTGCTTAACGCTTTCCCAAGTGTCGGATGCCCACTGTTTCGCTCCGCTCCATGCGTTTTTAGCACCATCAAGCGCACTTTGTGCCAAATTTGAAATTGTACTAGTAATTGCATCCCATACTGTAGAAGCTATATTGCTAATCCCTTCCCATATATCACTTAAGAAGTTTTTTCCAGTTTCCCAAACCGTTTTTACAAAATTGACTACGCCTTCAACATATGAACCAATTATCTGTTGTATGCCGTCCCAGATCATACTACCGGCTTCTTTTATACTTTCCCAAATCATTGATAAGTCTTCCTTTAATTGTTCCCAATCGCCAGTTATCAAATCAATTAATAGTAGTATAGGGCCCATAATTACAGATTTAATCAATTCCCAAATGCCTTCCGCAGTCGTTTTAATTCCTTCCCATATACCAGTAATTGTTTCTGTGAAATTATTCCAGAGTTCTACAATGCCATCAACAATAATCATCACTGTTGGACCTATGGTTTCCCAAATAGTGTTAAATACATCAACCGCAGACTGCCAAATACCTTTCAAAAATTCAACAGACGTATTAAATGCCGAAATAATTCCATCTAATAAACTTTGGAAAAATTCTGTTACACCGCTCCACAAGTCTTTCACTGTTTCTATACTAGATTTAAAGATAGACGTTATATCTTCACCTAGTTTTTTGAAAAAATCCATCGTACCCTTCCAGAGCTCTTTAACCGTTTTAACTGCAGAATCAAAAATATCTGTTATTCCTTCCCAAACCCCT